CATGGAATATATAATACTGCTAGTGGGGAGTACTCGCATGCTGAGGGGTTTCAAAGTCTAGCAATAGGAACAGGTAGCCACGCTGAGGGCTTCAGAACACGGGCAGAGGGTTTAGCATCACATGCAGAGGGAGGAGGCAAAACGCTCCTTAATCCAGTGAGAGCAGTGGGAGACTACTCTCATGCCGAAGGAGAGTCGACTTTAGCATCAGGTAGTTACTCACATGCTGAAGGTGAATCTACATTAGCTGCTGGAAGAGCTTCGCACGCAGAGGGATATGCTACATCTGCTAGCGCTGATTATTCTCATGCTGAAGGAGGCTTAACACATGCTTCAGGTGGAGGTTCTCATGCGGAGGGATATGCTACATCTGCTAGCGCTGATTATTCTCATGCTGAAGGATTTGGTAGTCGTGTTGAATCTAAATACTCACATGCAGAGGGTATTGGAATAATAGAAACGAATGCACAATACTCACACGCTGAGGGTGCTGGAATAATAAAGGCTTGTACTACAAAAACCGATAGCTACTGTCATGCTGAAGGTGCGGGTGAGATTCAGCAAGATGCGCAGTATTGCCATGCTGAAGGTGCGGGTAATATTGGGCGAGAAGCGCTGTACAGCCATGCAGAAGGAACTGGCATTGTTGCCCTTCGTGTTGAATACGCACACGCAGAGGGGAATGCAAGCACTGCCAAAGCCAACTATTCACATGCTGAAGGTGAATCTACAGTAGCTGTTGGAGCAGCTTCGCACGCAGAGGGACTTGGCACAATTGCTTTCAAAAGCCATCAACTTGCGGTTGGTCAATACAACATCAATAGCAATAGTGTTGATGTATTTGTTATAGGCAACGGTATAGATGATACAAACCGATCAGATATAGTAAACGTATCAACAACTTCGGTTAGAATAACCAGTAGCTTACAAGTATCAGGCTCTCAAACAAATATAGGACCTTTTAGATTAACAGGCTCAGCATTCGTAACAGGAGGAATCAACTTAGTTGGCAATCAAACAATAACTGGCAGTCTTTTTGTTAATGGTAACATCACTGCTCAACAGTACATTGTATCATCCTCAGTCATATATGTAACAGAATCAAACTTCTCTGGCTCACACGTATTTGGTAATACACTAGACGACACCCACCAGTTTACCGGATCTATATTACTAACTGGATCAGCTAACTTTATTGGACCATTTGTTGCAAGCGATGTATACCTGACAGGGTCACTAACTGGATCTTTCATAGGAACTGGAAGTGGCAATTTCAGTGGCATATTTTCAGGTTCATCTTCTGGTTCGTTTACTGGTACCGGTAGTGGAAACTTTAGTGGTATATTTACTGGATCCCTATCAGGTTCGTTTACTGGTACAGGAAGTGGTACATTCGATGGTATATTCACGGGATCACTTTATGGAACGGCATCGTGGGCAGAGCAAGCTTTAACTGCATCATTCGTTACAGCCTCAAATGTTTGGGGTCCCTTTGGCTCTAATAGCATTATATCCGCATCTCATGCAGTAAGTGCATCATATGCTCTATCATCATCATATGCTGAAAGCAGTTCTTATAGTTTAAGCTCATCGTACGCTGAATCGGCGTCTTACTCCTTAAGTAGCTCTTATAGTTTAAGCTCATCGTACTCACTAACTGCATCTTTTGTAACAAGCTCAAACGTGTATGGTCCTTTTAGTGCAGATAGTATATTATCCGCTTCTCACGCTACTACAGCATCTTATATTGATGGAGGTATATTTTAACTAACCTATTTATAGTAAAACATGGCAGCAGGAAGATATTCATTTGTAATTGAGCAGGGCACAACTGTTGACTTTGAAATCCAATACAAAGACTCCAACAACACCCCAATAAACCTATCAGGCTACTCAGCACGAATGCAGTTAAGACCAACAGTAGATTCAAACACTGTTTATCTTACTCTATCTAGCTCACTAAATGTTGATGGGACAGGATTAAATATGAGTGGTTCAAACGGTACAACTCCACTCTCTTCTGGATCAATTGGAATTTATGTATCATCTTGCACAAGCTCATTATTAAGCTTCGATACAGCCTACTACGATTTAGAAATCTACTCTGGCAGCAATTGTCCTTATACCGTTAGATTGCTAGAAGGACAAGTAAGACTCAGTAAAGAGGTAACTAGATAATGAAGACAACCGTCAACATAATTCCTAGTAGCACCAACACTGTATCAATACAGGAAGGAACTAATAAGATTGTTGTAACAGATAACTCCGAAAATACATCTGTTGAGGTTAATCAACAAGTAACATCAGTGGTACAAGTACTAACTGGTGCTCAAGGAAGTAGAGGTGATCAAGGACTAGTAGGACCTTCTGGGTCCTCGGCAAATATAAATACTGGTTCACTAGTAACAACATCATCATTCAACTCATTTACTTCCTCTTACAGCACCGGATCATTCACTGGCTCATTTACAGGTTCTATTTTAGCTGGCACTCTTATAACTACCGGAAATACTAGTTTAGCATCTGTACAAGAAAATCTTGTTTTGATTGATGGGACACCATCTCCTTCACATAGTTTTGATTTCAATTCAGGCTCAATATTTTATCTCACTGGCCAGACCCAGAACACTGTTTGGAATGTAATCAACTTACCAACAACAGCTGAAAAGGCAACAACTTTAACCTTTATTATTGAACAAGAGAACACAGCTTTTTCGGCATCAGCTTATCAATTTAACGGAACATCTGTGTCTGTGAAGTGGCCACAAGGTGTAGTACCAACAGGGTCTGCTAGCACAACAGACGCTATCGGATTGACAGCTTTTCGGCTAGGTTCAACTTGGACGGTTTTAGGCTCACTTACACCATTTGTTTAATGCTTAGTCGAGCAAGCACATACCTAAACTCAGTTCAATTTTCTAGAGTTCTTCCATCCCAACCACCAGCAGGAGGAATTATTACTGACGGTTTGTTTATGGAGTTAGACGCTTCTTTATACTCAGAAGGTGACGATGCTTGGTTTGATAATACAGGTAATGGTAATAATGCTCTTATAAATGGACCTAGATTCACAGAGGAAGATACAAGTTTCTTTAGGTTTGATGGTAGAGGCGACACCATGACTATAGCTCATACAGGTAGTTTTAGCTTACTAACTACCCAACAACGAACTATGCAAATGTGGGTCAAATTAGCAAGTGTCCCATCTGTTCCAAATAGAATGGTACTTTTTGGTAAAATGTCTAGTAATTTTAACTTTGATGGTTGGTGGGGAGGGGTGAGCAGTACTCCATCCGTTGCTGGCAATCCTCTAGTCATAGCAACAAAAGAAACAACATCATATTCAAATCTTACATCGCCTGTACAGCTAAATACCTGGTATCTTTTTACATATATAACGCAGATAACGGGAACATCGGACACTACAAAAGTGTACCTCAATTCTACAAGCCATATTAGCACTCAGCATCCAGCTGGACCCCCAGAACCAAATGACGTGGCTGAAGTTGAATCTAATGATTTAACTATAGGATGTCTAACTCCCCCATTAACAGGATTGGGGCAAATAGCTTACTTGCGCGGGGATGTGGGTGCAGTGTATTTCTATACAAGAGGATTAAGCCAAGCCGAAATATCAACCAACTTTGAAGCAACAAGAGGTAGATTTGGAGTGTGAGTAGATGGTTACACACTTTGACGATATTTATAATCAAAACTAGCACATGGCAAACATACCTATCTGGCCAGGTTCAAGCTCATTTTATCCAGGACTTACTCCTTTTGGATATTATGACTACGACAGCCAATTCCAACAAGAAGCTGATAAGGTTGCTACCTGGTGTGCAAGACGATTAGGATACCCCGTATCCGAGATCGAGCTCCAAGATCTAAATTTTTACACCGCGCTTGAAGAAGCTATAACAGAATTTGGCATCATAGTTAACATGTACAATGCCAAAGACTATATATCAACTCTTATTGGCACACCCACATCAAATGACTTAACACAAAGAACAATATCAGCCAACTTAGGTCGTACAATCACTCTTGCTAAAAGCTACGGATCAGAAGCTGGATCGGGTGGTACAGTTGACTGGAAAAAAGGATACATACAGCTTTCTCCTGGCTCACAATCATATGATCTAAATGCTTTATGGGCAAACGTCAGTGAATCTGGAAATGCAATTGAAGTGAAGAGAGTATACCATGATTTTACTCCAGCAATTGCAAGATACTTTGACCCATATGTAGGAACCGGTGCTGGCACTCAACAGCTACTTGATAGCTTTGGTTGGGGATCCTATTCTCCGGCTGTAAGCTTTCTAGTAATGCCTATCTACGCTGATCTGCTAAGAATGCAGGCTATTGAACTAAACGATACCATTCGCAAGTCATCATATACATTTGAACTAAGAAACAATAAGCTGAAGATTTTCCCAATCCCAGCTGGATCAATAACACTATGGTTTGAGTACGTTGTTGAAAAAGATCGTAACACCCCACTAATTGCACCAACTGGATCAGTAAGTGATTTGAGTAACGTACCATACTCACGTATTCAGTTTAGTAGTATAAAGGACATTGGAGTAAGGTGGATTTACCAATACACACTTGCCATTGTAAAAGAAATGCTTGGCAACGTAAGAAACAAATACTCATCAATCCCAATCCCAGGTGCCGAGGTAACACTAAATGGTGCTGATCTAATATCTCAAGGAAGGGAAGAAAAAACAAATCTTCTAACCGAGCTAAAGGAACTACTTGATTCAATGGGTAGACAGCAGCAGATGGAAAAAGAAACAGCGATAGCTACAGCTGTGCAACAGCAGCTGAATAAAGTACCACTTTACATATACATTAAGTAATGGCTCTCTATGGTAGTGCTCGCGATATTAGCTTATTCATTCACTTGAATAAAGAACTGCTGAATAACATAATTCAGCAGGAGGTCGACTACTATCAATACTACCTTCCAGAAACTAAGGGTATAGATATTGATGATTTGTATGGTGAAGCTTCGGTGCAAAAGACATACTACTCACCAGTTCGTGTAACCTGCTTAATTGAACGTCAAGATGTTACAACAAACATTGACGATCAGTTTGGTATGGATAAAACTCAACAAATTACGTTTAAATTCTTACGTCCTCAACTAAAAGAAATAAACCTCAATCCTCACGAAGGTGACATTATTGAAGTTCGTGGCAACTATTACGAAATCGATGCAATAAACGAGAATCAGTTTGTTGTTGGTAAGGATGGAGAATATCCTAAAAACGTTGGTAATGAGTTTGGCGAAAACTTCTCAATCATTTGCCAAACCCATCTAACACGTGTAAGCAAGCTTCAAATTACTAAAACCCGAATCTGATGAGAAGCAACAAGCGACTACCTAAATCTCAATTTGAGTTTACAGAAGGTAGACAAGATAGGCGGTTTGAACGAAGCAACGAGATCCGCAGAGATCAGGACAATCTTAAAGAACTAAATATTGGACTGAGAGACATAGACTACACTATAAAGTGGTACTTCGATAATGTGATTAGGCCTGAAGTTGGTGAGTTTGGTGAAAAAGTAAAAGTGCCAGTTATTTATGGTTCTCCTGAGAAGTGGAAAAACATGCAAGCTGATGGCTACTTCAGAGACAAAGAAGGCAAAATCCAAGTTCCAATTATAGCTTATAGAAGAACTGGAATAACCAAGAACAAAACTCTAGGTTCAAAGGTTGATGGTAACTACCCACAGCTCTATTATACAGAGGAAGTTAAGTACAATAACAATCAGCGTTACGATCAGTTTAGTGTTCTCAATAACAGAAAACCTTCTAGAGCATTTATTAACACTGTAATACCCGACTACGTCGATATTACATATGATGTGCTAATCTGGACAGATTTTATGGAGCATATGAATGAGCTGGTCGAAGCGGTGTTATATTCAGAGGGATCGTACTGGGGTGACCCAGATAAATTCAAGTTTAGAACTAAAATAGACAACTTTACAAATACAACTGACCTGCTACAAGATTCTGATAGAACAATTAGAACGTCTTTTACTATCAACATGTCAGGCTATATTATCACTGAAGCGTTGGTAAGAGGCTTAAGCAAAAAGCAATCCAATCTCACCTTTGAACCAGGTGAAATTGATACCGATCTAACACCATCTGGTTCCTTCTAATGGCAGCAAGAATACCAATAAAATGGAATCTTGCCAACTTCAAATGGAATGATTCAAGTAATCTAGGAGGGCAAAGATCAACTATTCCTCTAACGTGGAGCGATTGTGCATTACTAGAAGAAGTAGCAGCTGCTGCTCAAGGTGGCCATTTACATAACGTATGGAAAGATCACAAAAAGAAAAAGCGCTTCATTGAGCTTATTGCCACTATACAAGGGAAGGAATACAAAGAAACCAAGTCTATTGAGGATGTTGAGATACTTATAAAGGACGTAGAGATGGTGTTGAAGGAGACGCTTGGAATAGACTTGAAAATTAAGGTATAATGTATAAACTATACACCGATAAGCAAGAAGTATTTGAGTGCAGCATTGAGTTGCATGGAGCATCACTGAGCAAGAGCCAAGCACGTCTTGTAATTGAATCGGAGGATCTAATAATACTTTTCAAGGGTAGTATTAGTGAAGGAGGCAAATGTACAATTCCAGTTAAAAAGCTAAGAGGCCTTCTGGAAGAGAATACTAAAGGTACTATTAAGCTCGAAGTAATTGCTGATGATGTTTACTTCTGTCCCTGGCAATCGGACTTTGCTATCGAGACATCTAAAAAAGTAACAGTAGAAGTAACCTCTCAGCAAAAACAAGCAATAACAGAGAGCAGCAAACCCAGCATTAAAGTTAACAAGATATCCCAGCAACCAACCAAAAAAGAAATTGACCACGTAGTTAACATTGTTAAACTCCTGGTAAAAGAGGATATCAACATTAAGAATATTGCTGTACGTAAAAACAAAGTCAATAACGTTGTTGCTACATATCTCAAATCCAATAAGGTAGATAAATCACAAACTTCGCATATAATCGAAGGAATTATCAAAAAACTTTCGTAAGGTAGGTTATGGCTTTACCAGATTTAACTAACCTCGATATAGAGGATACCTATCAACGTGTCCTCCACACAGATGGAGTCAGTGTGTATGATGGCACTGGTTCTGTTGTTATTTTACAATATACAGGTTCATTTGCGGGCACATTTATTGGTACATCAAGTAACGCACTATCGGCTAGTTTTATAACTGCCTCTGATGTATATGGGCCTTTTGGATCCAACAGCATTATTTCTGCTTCTTATGCATTATCAAGCTCTTATTCATTATCAAGCTCTTATGCACTAAGCAGTTCATATGCCTTCTCAGCCTCGCACGCTTCTACAGCTTCGTACGCTTTCTCTTCTCCACCTGAGTATGGAATTCAGCACAATAAAAACAATAGTTTTAATGCTAGCTCTAATTTTGTTTATATTCATACCCACGACAGTTTAGGACAGGGTGACGGTGTGTATCCGGCCGGATTTTTTTGTCATGCACAGGGTAAAGACACTCAAGCAATTGGAAACTATTCCCACGCAGAAGGAAGAGACACTCAAGCACTTGGAAACTATTCCCACGCAGAAGGATATGACACTCAAGCAATTGAAGGATATTCCCACGCAGAAGGAGTGATCACTCAAGCACTTGGAGAATCTTCCCACGCAGAAGGATATAGCACTCAAGCAATTGGATACTCTTCCCACGCAGAAGGATATAACACTCTAGCAATTGGAGCACATTCCCACGCAGAAGGAAAAGACACTCAAGCACTTGGAGAATCTTCCCACGCAGAAGGAAGATCAACATTCACTGGAACCCAAGTTGCTTATGCTAAAGAAAAAACTATCAATTTAATTATTGATGGTTTAGTAACACTTGATGATTCATACGGAGATGTGTCAGGTGAATTTTCACCAGGTGGTTATCTATATCTATATGATCCTGACAGCTTAGGTAGAGCATCTTTTCTAATATCATCTTCCGCTTTTGTAGGTCTTTATACGCAAGTGCAGTTAGTAGATGTGTCTGTCAATACAGTAGAAGGATATGTAGTGTCTCCTACATATGGAGTGTTGAATCACACCGGTAATCAGACTATCCCAGGAGACTATTCCCACGCAGAAGGACAAGACACTCAAGCAATTGGAAACGGTTCACACGCAGAAGGATTAGGTACAACAGCAATAGGATGGTATTCACACGCAGAAGGTGCTGATACACAAGCAATAGGAGACTATTCACATGCAGAAGGATTTAACACTCTAGCAATTGGAGCACATTCCCACGCAGAAGGAGCGGGCACTATAACAATTGGAGACCATTCCCACGCAGAAGGAAAAGACACTCAAGCACTTGGAGAATCTTCCCACGCAGAAGGAGCGGGCACTATAACATCCGCCTCGTATCAGCATGTACAGGGTCAATATAATATAACATCGTCTGCTGAGTCAGCTTTTATTATAGGCAACGGAGTAGATGATAATACTAGGAGCAATCTTGTATTTGCTGTTGGAACTACTTTCCAAATAACAGGTTCCTTATCAGTAACAGGTTCAGCTTTCATAAGAAACCTAGCTAGTACAGCACAAACTAGCGTAGTTACAATAAATGCAACTACTGGTCAGCTATTCCTAACAGCATCAAGTGCATTGGGAGGAGGCGGAGGGGGAGCAACAATCCTAAAAAAAGAAAACATTACCTTTGCATCAAGCTCATGGGTATCACAATCACTATATGTCTACACATACACAGACATTGATATTGCAGCTAGCTCAAGTATAGTAGATTATACTCCAAATACAGCTAGCTTTGCTACAGTGGTAAATGCTATTGTTTATCCAACAGTGATAGTAACAGCTGGCACAGCTTCTTTCTTTGCAACAAATCAACCAGCAAATAATATTACTGGTGAACTGGTAATCACAAACATTTAATCATCATGGCTTTTAGAGTACCTTTATACATACCCATCACACCAGCTCCCATTATGCGAGAATACACTGGTAGTGGTACTTGGAATAAACCAAGTGGTCTAACAGAACTATATGTTGTTGCTGTAGGAGCAGGAGGTGGAGGCGGTTCAGGGAGAATGGGTAATGCTTCAACTGGTCGTGCGGGTGGTGGTGGAGCTGGTGGTGGTGCCTCTTCTGTTATGGTTATACCGGTTTCTGAGTTAACTTCAGCTTCATATTCAATTACTGTTGGTTCAGGAGGTAATGGTGCAGTTAAAAACACTACAAACCAAACAAATGGTACTTCAGGTGCAGTTGGTGGGAGTACTTCCTTTGGTACCCTTGTTACAGCTAGAGGTGGGGGTGGAGGGTTCGGTGGAACCACAGCAGGATCAGCTGGAAACGGTGGTGCTAGTGGACCAGGTATACCAACACAAACTCAAGGACCTTGGTGTACAGCTGGACAGGCAGGAGGTCAAGGTAGATCATCAGGAGATGCTACTGCTGGTGTGAGTGGATTTGATGGAACAGGTTCTGCTGCTAGTGGAGGAGGAGGTGGTGGAACCAGTACTATCAACTCTTTAACAAACGGGGGTGCAGGTGGTGGTGTATTTAATTTAGGAGTTTTAATTCCTGGTCCTCCAGCTACAGTTTCAACCTCTAGTGCAGCAGGTACTGGAAGTAATGATTTAAACTTAAATCTACTTAGCCCTAGATTTATTACAACTTCTCAATCGTTCGGCCCTGGAAGTGGAGCAGCAGGTGGAAGATCAGGTATAGATAGTGGTTCTGGGGCTAATGCTGGAAGATGTGCTGGAGCTGGTGGAGGAAGTGGAGGACTTAATGAAGGAGGAGCGGGAGGCAATGGTGGAGATGGATACTTAATGTTGATTGAATTTTACTAAGATGAAAATACATTCGTTAATTATTAAAAACAATGTGGTAGTAGACAAGGCAGTAGGTCCAACTCTTCTAACATGGCATCCAATTGATCACGATTTAATCTTAGAGGATGTAAATAAAAATGTACCTATTGATTCTATTTATGATCCTATAACTGGTCAATTTAGTATCATAGCTAGACCATATGATGAGCCAGAAGAAAACTTTGGAGAGTCTTAATATGTATAGCTAGTGGCAACAATAATAACCAAAAACGGCAGTGGGTCAGCAATACCAGCTTCACTTACACAAGGTGAACTTGCTATCAACGTAGATAGTGGTACACTATACTACGGGAGTGGTTCTGCAAATGCAGTTAGAACAATTACCGCTTCCCTCGCACTATCAGCTTCTTATGTAACTGGTTCTATATTTAATAGCACTAATCTGGTTTTAAGTGCTTCTTATGCTCTTACTGCTTCATTTGCTTTAAATGGAGGAGGTGGAGGTGGAGCTTCATTTTCAACCGACATAGGCACGGGAGCAGATACCACAATTAACGTAACACATGGTTTAGGAACTAGAGATGTACACGTAACTGTTTACAGTGCATCAGGTGATTATGCAACCGTAATATGTGATGTACAACGCTCTTCGTCTCTAAACGATATTAAACTCATATTCGCAAATCCGCCAGCAACAAACGAATATAGAGTTGTAGTTTCAAAATGACAATTTTAAACGAAATACAACTAATTAAACAATCTGAACCTGCAGCACCTCCAGCCGGGGAGATAGTATTATATGTAGGGTTAGACGGAGTTTTATATGCAAAAGATAGTATAGGAATGGTTCACAAAATTACTTCTTAAAGTTATATGTCTACATTTGTAAATAGCATAAGCTTAGTTACGCAATCTTTCAATACTGCAAGCGTAACCACCAATCAAGCAGCATTATATGCAAGTGGAAGTAATATCTATTTTGCTAATGATGCAGGTATTGTTTATAATTTAACAGAAGATACTATTGTTTATGAGTACATTGCTACCGGCAGTCATACATGGGTAAAACCACTAGGATTGAGAGAAATAATAGTAATGTGTGCGGGTGCTGGTGGTGGAGGAGGTAGTGGAGGTCTCACAGCTGGCAACAGAGTAGGTGGAGGAGGAGGTGCCGGTGGTACAATTGTGACAAGAGTAATACCTACTTCTCAGCTCACCCAATCAAGCTATACTGTAGTAGTTGGAGTTGGAGGTGCCGGAGGTTTACCAGCTTCAGGATCTCCTAGTTCAGGAGCTAGAACTGGTTCAGCTGGAGGAAGTTCTTCATTTCAACCTTTTGTAGTTGCAGTTGGGGGATCAGGGGGCCCATCAGGTGGATCCGCAGCTGCGGCGCAAGCTTCCCTACCATCATCAGGAACTCCAATCACCAATTGTGTACCTAATTATGGGCCTTACGCTGCTACCGGTGCAGGAACTGGAAGACGAATACAAACTGTTGTAGCTACAAGAGGAGGACATGGATTAGCAAACACTTCATTAGCAGTACAAAATATAGTTAATGTAACTCAAGGATGGGGATATGATACTTTTTGCGACAGACCAGGATGCCCAGCTGGTGGTGTAGGAGGTGGCTCTACAGGTGGACAAATTAGATCAGGTAGTTCTGGAGGTGGTGTTTATTTTAATGGCATCCTAATAACAGGAAGTGCAGGAGGTCCTGGAGGTGGTACACAAATAGGTGTAACTGCTAGTGCTGGTTTAAATGATCAAGCTAAATCAATACCGTTTGTAAGTGGTGCCTTTTCGACATATGGTATAGGTACTGGGGGAGGTGGAGGGGGATGTACAGGTAACGCTCTTGGTCTCGCGGGTGGACAGGGAGGAGCAGGAGGAAGATGTGCTGGAGGAGGTGGAGGTGGATCTACTCACCTTACAGGCAGTAACAACACTTCAGGAGCAGGGGGAAGAGGGGGAGATGGTTATTGTATAATTGTGGAAAGGTACTAACTATGCCAAAGTTTGTAACAAATATAACAGTATTAAATTCAACAACAACACCAGCCAGTGCATCTGGATATGGAGTGTTGTTTGTTAGTCAAAGTAATCTTTTCTATGAACCAGACCAAACTAGCGTATTTTCAGGTTCTCTAATCAACCTCACTAAGGACCCAGTTACTACTGTTTTTACTAGCAGTGGAACTTGGACTAAACCAGCTGGTGTAACTGAAATAGTTGTTGTTTGTGTTGGTGCTGGAGGTGGTGGAGGATCTGGTCTTAGAGGTTTAGTGAGCGCAAGTGGAGGAACTGGAGGAGGTGGTGGGGCTTTAACAATGTTAAGGATTTTATCCAGCTCATTAACTGCAAGCTCTTATACTATTACAATTGGTGCAGGAGGTGCTGGTGGAGGTATTGCATTAGTTGATAATACATCTAATGCAGGAACAACTGGAGGTTCAACAAGATTTGGACCTTTTGTAACAGCAAGTGGAGGTGATGGAGGAGTTGGGGGATCAGCTTCTTTTGCTTCTAGACCTGTCTCCGGAGGAATAGCTACTAATTGTCTACCGATAGGAGGATTATTTTCATTAACGGGGGGACATGGTACACCAGGTATAGTAGGAGCAACCAGTGTATTTTATTCAGTTTTAGGAGATGGTTTTACTGGGTATTATGGCACAGCAGGTGGAGGAGGTGGAGGTGGAAGACAAAATAGTACTACTACCATTTTAACAACAGGAAGTAGAGGGGGTTCAATGACAAGATTTAGCACTATAGTGAGTGGAGGACTTGGGGGTACTGCATTAGGTGTAACTGGGTCTAATGGAACTGATAATGTTGCTACTGACTTTATGTTTGTTTCAACTTCTTTTGGTCTAGGAACTGGAGGGGGAGGGGGAGTGAATGGTAATGACAGTGCATCAATAGCTGCTGGTAATCCTATAACAGGTTCAAGTGGAGGAAATGGGGGACTATATGGTGCTGGAGGTGGAGGAGGTGGAGGCTCAAGTTACGGAACTGGATGGGGAACATCAGCAGGAGCCGGAGGCTCTGGATCAGCAGGTTTATGTATAATTAAAGAATATTATTAACAATGGAAAAAAGTTGGTTTGTAATACATAACGGCTATGTAATAGATTACATCATATGGGATGGAGTAACACCTTGGGAATATCCGGGTGAATATGATGAGTTATTAGAGGATGTTGGAGAACAACCTGCTGGAATAGGAGATTGGTACGAGCAAGCAGAAGGTATCTTCTACAGACCTCTAAAAACACCACCTGATTATCCAAATCCTTAGAGGAGTTTAAAACAACCTACCATATTTATATTAAACAAACACACAGTTATGGCAAAAGTAAATTTCACAACAGAAGAATTGGAGCAAATTAAAAAGCTACAAGAAAAGTATAACGTCTTAGGTATTCAACTAGTTCAATTAAAACTAGCTCAAAAAAATGCAAAAGCATATTTAGAGTCGCTAAATGAACAAGAGCAAATCCTAGACGAGCAGATTGCTGCAACAAACGCTGAAGAAAAAGAACTAGCAAAGAGCTTAGATAGCAAATATGGCGCCGGCTCGCTAGATCTCGAATCGGGTGAATTCACACCAAAAGAATAGAGTAAAATTAAGGTTTCGAGTTATGTTGTAATATTTATACTCAAATTGAACTAAACACACTGTAACAACATGGCTGAAAAAATCGTATCACCGGGAGTCTTTACGAACGAAAAAGATCTCTCCTTCTTACCAGCAGGCGTTGCAGCCATTGGTGCTGCAATTGTAGGTCCCACTCAAAAGGGACCTGCCTTCGTTCCAACAATCATCACAAACTTTGAAGACTTTAGAGCAATGTTTGGTGAACTGACTGAAGAGTCCTACGTTCCCTACGCTGTGAAGAGCTACCTAAGGGCTGCTAGCACAGTAACTGTTGTTCGAGTTCTTTCCGAGGGTGGCTACGGTGTTAGCCCTCTTTACATTAACCACACAACTGGTGGTGTAACCTTCACAGTTGGTGTTATACTGCCAACAACTACCATTGGTAGCACAAACGGCAAGGATTATACAGCAACAACAGTTAGCAGCACTAACCTAAGTGCAACAGCTTCTGTATCACTAATCTTATCAGGTTCAGGCATCCCATCACAGTCACTTACAGCATCAGGTAATCCAACTAACGTAAGTTCATTTGCCAATGTTCTGGGTCGCTCAGTAAAGGGTAGCAAGAATGGCTTTATGTACTTGTGGTTTAGCGACTATCTTGCAACAACACCTGGTCTATCTGGATCATTAAGCTTCGTTAGCGCAAGCTCTACCGTTTTGTTTGATGTATCAAGCTCGACAAATGGTATCTACCGTCCAGCTTCTACTCCTTACATCACAACTCAGTATATTGGTGCAGCCGTTCAAAACCTATTCCGCTTCCACACTCTAGCTGACGGTAATGACACAAACAGATCTGTCAAGGTCAGCATTGAAAACACAACTCTGCCAGGAGGCGATCCGGCAAGTGATTACGGATCGTTTACAGTAGTTGTTCGTGCTTACGACGACACAGATCAGAGACCTAACGTACTTGAAACCTACACAAACCTAAATCTGGATCCAGATTCCGTCAACTACGTTGCTCGTAGAATTGGTGACCGTGCTTACTCAGTAAACTCAGCTGGTCTTGTAACAATTACCGGTGACTATAACAATGTATCTAAGTACATAAGAGTTGAAGTTGCTGAGATTGTGGCTAAAAAGTCTGTGACAACAACTGCTAAGCCATTCGGATTCGTAGGTCTGTTCCAGCCAATAAAAGGTACAGTACCTCCTCCTATTCTAGTAACAAACTCAGGAAGCTACTCAGCAACTACTTTCACTGAAATCCAAACCACTTATACCAAGAAGGCTTACTACGGTTGGAACTTCAGCTCGGTAGACAACGCCAACTGGTCAAACCCAATCCCAGCTGGTGCTGTTCGCCATCCATCTGCTAGCTTGTTTAACCTCGATGACTGCTTTGTACACCCAAGTGCTTCAAAGACAGCTACCAACTCAAGCTTTGTTGGAGGAGCTTCGATCTCAGGTTCAACCTTCGCTGGTCTAGACGTGGCAAACATCTTGAAGTTCACTGTTCCATTCCAAGACGGATTTGACGGTATGGACCCAGCTATCCCAAAGAGAGTTGGTGCAGAAATTCTACCCTCTAACCTATTCGGTCTAGATTGCACAACAGCTTCATCTAAAGGTGCAGTTGGATACATCAAAGCTCTCAACGTAATCAACAACGCTGACGAGTATGATGTAAACCTAATCGTAGCACCAGGTGCAACAATCCAAGATCACCCAGCAATCATTAACAAGGCTATTGAAGTAGCTGAAGAGCGTGGTGACTGCTTCGTAATCGCTGACCCAGTAATCCAAGGTATAACTTCTCCTGACCCTGTAGTTGCAGCTATACAAGCAGCAGGTATCGACTCCAGCTATGTAGCAACTTACTGGCCATGGGTTAAGATTCTTGACACAGACCGCAACAAGCCAGTATGGGTGCCACCTTCAGTAGTACTGCCACGAGTAATTGCAGCAAATGATGCAGCAGCTTACGAGTGGTTTGCACCTGCAGGCCTAAACAGAGGTGGAATTGCTGACGCAGTTGATATTGAGAAGAAGCTTAATCAGGCTCAGCGTAACGAACTTTACGAGAACAGAATCAATGCTATCGCAGCATTCCCAAATCAGGGTGTGTGTGTGTGGGGGCAAAAGACACTACAGTCCAAGCCATCTGCTCTGGATCGTGTAAACGTACGCAGATTGCTGATCACCTTGAAAAAGTTTATCGCAAGCTCTTCACGCTACTTAGTGTTCGAGAACAACACAACTGCAACACGTCAGCGCTTCATTAACATTGTAACACCATACCTAGAGACTGTTAAAGCTCGTCAAGGTCTATATGCCTTTAGAGTTGTAATGGATGAGACCAATAACACACCAGATGTTATCGATCGTAACATTCTATATGGTCAGATTTACCTACAACCCGCAAAGGCTGCTGAATTCATCGTTCTCGACTTCAACATCCTCCGTACTGGTGCAACATTTGAGAACGCTTAATATTTATAACAAAGATAAAGCAACATGGCAAATCTAATCCCAGATAACGGTCCAGAAGGAATCTTCTACACCCCGTATGAACCAAAGGTTCAAAACAGATTTATTCTTCAGATCGAGGGTATTCCAGCCTTCCTTTGCAAGAAAGTCTCACGTCCAACAATTGAGTGTGGAGAAGTTATACTAGATCACATCAACATTATCCGCAAGCTGAAAGGCAAGTGTAAGTGGAGTGACATCACCATCTCAATGTATGATGCCATTGTACCATCAGGTGCACAGGCAGTGATGGAGTGGGTACGTACTTCACACGAATCAGTAACGGGTCGTGATGGCTACGCCGACTTCTACAAGAAGGACTTTGATATCTTCGTGCTAGGACCAGTAGGTGACAAGGTTGAGAACTGGAGAATCAAAGGAGCTTATATTAAAACAGCTGCTTTTGGTGATCTCGATTGGTCAACCGAAACACAGGTGGAAATAACGCTAACAATAGCAATGGACTACTGTGTACTAGAATACTAAACAAATACTTCAAAAAAAGGGCCAGCATTTGCTGGCCTTTTTTGTTTTCGGTATAGTTATAATAAACAAGTTCTAATCCAGGTTCCACCATGTCAAAAGTTGTAAACGACAATTATGTTCCAAGCCAAAAGCTATCTGATGATGAGCTGAAGGCGAAGTTTCTTAACGATGCAGCAATGCCATCAATAGCATCACAAGCTGCAGTATCTAACGTACCAACTGAAATAATTCAGCTTCCTTCAAAAGGATACTTCTACCCAGAAGATCATCCATTGGCTAATGGTACTATAGAAATGAAGTATATGACTGCAAAAGAGGAAGATATCCTTTCTTCCCAGTCACTTATTAAGCAAGGTGTTGTTATAGATAAACTTTTGCAGTCCCTTATCGTAACAAAGGTTAAGTATGATGAAATACTTACAATGGATAAGAACGCAATCTTCCTTGCTGCTAGAGTGCTTGCCTACGGTAAAGATTATGAAGTTGAGATCACCTGCCCAAGTTGCGGTGTCAAATCAACTCATAACATAGATCTACAGCAGTTCGATGCAAAGCAAGTTGACTGGTCTAGATTCACCAAGGGTGAAACAACCCATAAGTTTACATTGCCTATAGGAAAGCAGGAATTGACTTTGAAGTTTCTCACACACGGAGATGAGAGAATGATAGAAGAGCATCTAAAAAATGCTAAAAAGCTATCAAAAATTACTGGAGTTGAAACCGATCTTACAACAAGATTGAAGCACGTTATTGTTGCTGTTGATGGAGACGATAACAAAGTTAATATCGGCAAATTCGTTGATAATATGCTATCAAGAGATTCTCTCGCTCTTCGCAACTATCTCAAGGAAACCACACCTGATATTGATACTACATTCATCTTTACTTGTCCAAGTTGTGGACATGAGCAGGACAACATGAGCCTGCCCATTGGGGTCAACTTTTTTTGGCCTGGGGTCTGAATATAGACCCCACCTCCAAGATCAAATCTTTGACTTAATGTATTATGGTAAGATGGGATGGACTTACACAGAGTTATACCATCTACCAGTTTATCTCAGAAGGTATTTCTATAGAAAATTAGTTGACATTAAAAAGAAGGAATCTGAAGCTGAACAAGCGGAAGTAAGCAAGATAAAGTCTAGAAGATAAGCCAGCATACGCTGGCTTTCTTTTTTGCATATATTTATAAGAAATTGTCCAACAATGAGGCTAAGGGAGGTACGCATAGCTATTCGTAAGATGATACAAGAGGAAGTGCATAGGCACAATCTTGACGAGACGCTAATCGATTTTGTATTTGGAATAGCATCTAACGTAGCAAGTGCTCTCATCGATAAGCACAGAGATTTTCTTCTCAAAAATCTTAAAGATGATCCTGAAATCAAGGCAATGCAGAGAGATGTAGGAGCATCGAGAGATGCAATGGTTGCAACATTTACTAGTAGATATAAGAGTAATAAGGGGTTTAAAAACAAAGTTGATTCTCTTATAAAAAAAGTTAAGTAATGGCAGCACCAGCCACACCACCAGGCGGACAAGGTCAGCAGCCTAAACCTGATCCGCAAATGGAGACTTACTTAAAGTCTTTAGCTGCTCTCAGTAAGGATAAGCTTAAAAGCGATCAAGTTCAACTTGAATTGTCTAAGAGACTCAAAGCTATTGGTCTCGATATAGTTTCAATCCATAACGATGTCAATACCAATGTTAACCAAATTGGTAAAGCCTTTACCGAGGTCAATCGTATATCGCGAGAGACAGTGAGAATTGGCAATAGTATATTTAGTAATCAACAAAATGAAAATAAAAAAATCCTCGAAAACGGAAAAATTAGAAAGGATATAGTTGCTATACTCCAAAAGCAACAAGGACAGGTTGGTTTCTCAGCTGAAGGACAGCAGGCTGCAAACCAACTTGTTGAAGAGGAAATTGGCCTACTAGACACAAGAGCGGAACTGTACGGCTACAGCGGGAAACTTGCTGAACTTGTCTCAGCGCAATTGAAGAAGGGCCTGTCGATAGAGAAGATTAGGGAACAGGCTCAGTTTAAAACTATAGAGGCTTATCAAAAACAAGTAGACCAAAGCAAAAAGGATGTAGAGGCAAGGCTAGAGGCGTTGAAAGTTACAAAAGAGCTGGAAGGTGCAATGATACCTTTAAATGCGCTTCATAAAGAATCGGTAAAATATTCTAATACCTTTCTCCTAGACTACCTAGATGCACAAGAAAGTACAAAGGATTTAATACAAAGCAGGGGAAAGCTTATAGAGTTAATGAAGACCGAAGGTACTGCAGGCTCCTTGGCTAGAGACCTTGCACAGTCTGAAGTTGACTTGTTAAAGGATCAAGCCGAGCTTATGGGGTATAGTGGCAAGACTTTAGAGTATGTTGTTGAACAGAGAAAGAAAGGTTTGTCGTTTTCAAAAATCGAAAACACAGAGCAATTTACCATACTCAATACTTTTGAAAAAAAGTTAAACTTTGAGAAAAAGAGTCTTGAGCTTCAAAACAAAGTTAAGGAAAAGACGGAAGAAATACGCAAAAGCCACGATAGCATAAAAGATGCACTAAAGCTTGAACTAAAGTTTGCTGCTGAACTAGGAAAAGACCCGAAACTATTTGGAGCATTTGCAGCTCACCAACTTGGTCATGCCATTCAGCATGCAAATCACCGAATGCATGAGCTGGTAGATACGGGTATGCAAGCAGGTGAAGCAATTAGCATAATGAGAGAAGACTTCTCTCTAATGGGTATGGTTGGTATGTCAAAGGTAGCCGATGTTAGTAAAACACTGGTTCAAAATTTTGGCTCAGCAAAAGCCATGACTGAAGACCAACGAGCAGCAGTTGGCGAAATGGCTTATAGCTATGGTTTAGCTGGTGATGAAGCTACAAACCTTGTT